CACCCGCCGCAAAAGAGAGCTGGCGACCTCCATTGCGCAGCAGAAGTATAACGACATGATAGCAAGGCGGTATTTCTGCCAGCTGGCCTATACGAATTTCGGGGAAAACGACTGGGCAGTCACGTTTACATACGACCACGACCACCAGCCGGCGCCCAGAGATTTTGACCAGGTAGACCGGGACTGGACGAATTTTACCCGCCGCTTGAAGCGCTTCTGCAAAAAGACGGGGCGGGAAGCATCCAAGTGGATGCAGGTTGCAGAGTACAGCGTGGTGGACGAGGACGGGAAAGTTACCGGCAGACACCACCATCATGTGATCCTGCAAGGCAATCTGACATGGCAGGAGATCAAGGACTTGTGGCGGGACAGCACCGGACGGCCGATGGGACTTGTGAAAGTTGAACCTATCGACCTGACCTGTTCCAGCTTTGAACGCCTGACAACCTACATGACGAAAGCCCGCGCCCGTATCCGGCGCTGGCGACAGAGCCAAGGACTGCAAAAGCCGAAAACCCCGCGCCCGAATGACACCAGATGGAGCCGCAAGCGCTTTGACGAAGCATTTGCCCTGCCGGATGATCGTGAATACTGGGAGAAAAAATACCCCGGTTATACCCTGCGCGAGTGCGAACAGCACATCACGGGAAACAACACCAAGCACCTGATCGTGAAATTGAAAAAGAAGCCGGACACCCGGCGGAAGAACAGGAGGAACCAGCCATGAGCACCAGACTGGAACTGGACGACCTGCCGCCGCGCTACCGTGCGCAGGCAGAGGCTCAGATAGCAGCCAGACAACGGGGAAAGTGTACTCATACGCAGCCTATGGCGGAGGCCGCCAGCGCTGCCGGGCGGTTGAGCAAAACTTTTGATTCCTACGGGGAGTATGTGTATTACATCGGCACCATCTTGCCCGGCATTCAGTCCGGGGAAATCGTGTCAGCAGAACCGCACCCGAAGTGGACACTGCTGCCGGAGGAAGAATACTGCGCGGTGAAACTCCCGGCGGCGCATTATACGGCGGACTATAAGCTCACCTATGCAGACGGACGGGTGGATGTGGTCGAGATCAAGTCGAAGTTTACCCGAAAAGCACAGCGGGATTATATCTATCGCCGCAGGCTTTTTATCGACCTCATAGCCAAACCGAAAGGCTGGGGCTTTGTTGAAATCATCACACCGGACACAAAAGCAGAAACGAAAGAGTGGAAACGCCTGGCTGAACAGGCGGGAAAGGAAGAATCACGGGCAAAAGCAGAGCAAGGATGCCGGCATTCTACAGGCAGAGCATCCAGAACGCGGTAAACCAGCAAATCAACATCAACAAGTCGAAGCGCCGCACTATGCTGAACCGTGAAGCAATCGGACAGGTTGTTTCGTACTGCACCATTGCAGCGGCGCATGATCTCTGGGACTGGGGCGAGAAAGAATCCACTATCCTGACCCTGAAAATGAATAATGCTGCATCCAGGTACATTCTGGATCTCGACAAGTACGGGACGCCGGAAGCCCGGAAGCGGTTAAGAGAGCGCACCGCCCACCTGATGCCGGAAGAGTTCTGGCTCCCGGCGGGCGATCTGGTAGGCTCTGAAAAAAAGTTGCGCATTCTGGCGGAGCGCCGCGATGCCGCAAAAATGATTATCCGCTTTATGGCGGAATCGCTGGAAGAAATGGGATACACCCATGAACAGATCGAAGCTGTGAAGAAAGAAGCCAAGGCGAACTATGCCCAGTTCCTTGAATGGAGCAAGGACGGCGAAGAGGTGGCCTATGACCGTCTGCGCCGCGTCATTGAGGACATCTACGGCGTAGGTGCCATGGTGGAGCGCGTGGAGGGAGAAGATCCCATTTTCGGCAAACCCCTTTTCAAGAAAGATTTTTGAATTTCGGGAGGATTGAACAGTGAGGGTACACGAGGCGGAGGCAATTTTGAAATATTACGCAGACATCCCGCAGCGGATTGAGATCATCCGCCGCCAGTGTGCCGCGCTGAACGATGAAATAGACCCTATGCGGGGCATGGGTGCAGATGGGATGCCGCACGGCGAATCTCACGGAGATAGTACCGCAATGATGGCGTGCAAAATGGAAGAACTGGGCATTGGTGAACGGCTGCGCCAGCTGGAACAGCAGCGGGCGGTTTTGCTGGGAAATCAGCGTATCATCCAGGGACAAATGAACAGGCTGGACAGTGGCCACAATATGATTTTGACCGAGTTCTACATCAACCACAAAAAATGGCATGAAGTGAAGCAGAAAGTTCCGTACAGTGTGCAGCACTTGAAGTACCTGCGGAACGTGGCTCTTGCACAGCTGGGCAGCGGTCTGGAACGGCTCCCGGAGTGCGGCGCTATATTATCGTGTGCGTTAAACGTGCGCGAGGAACGCTGCCGGGCGGATGCCTGGGCAGAGGGCGATATTATCTTATAGGCAAGGCGGCCTGTGGAACCTCATGCACAGGCGCTTCCGCAAAATCGTGCCCACCATCCGCAGAAAAACAAACACGACTACCACAAAAATCCGAAAACAGGCATAGAAATAACCCGGCGGGCAGTTGACCTACCGGGTTTCGTACAAAGGAGACTGAAATGGGAATCAGGATTGAATTGAAAAACTACATTGAGAAAATCATCAAAGAAAGAGCAGCCAGAAAGTGGACAAGAAGAAAGACCGTGAAAGCTCCAAGTGGTTTGCCACACATGATTGCTTTGGATGATCGCACTGACGATGAACTGACGGATGAACTGCGCTACAAGTGGAGTTTTTGCCCGATAGTCACCAAGGAAAAAGAGGGATACGTTGCTATGTTTGTCCCCGGCGGAAATGTAATTCGATTCAAGGACAAGGAAGCGACACAGCTGATCTTTGATGCTATCATGCGATCATTCGATAGTTGATGCTGGACAATAACGTGCAATGTGTAACCGCCAATTTGAATAAGATGTTCAAGCCGCCCCTCTTTGTTCAAGACAAAACGGGCAGTTCCGTGACGTTTTTCCTGCATAACAGAATCCTTTCAACACTATAAGCCCGTCAGGTCATCGACCCGGCGGGCTTTTTGAATTTCGTGATTTACTTTTCGTGTGGCGGCTGGTCATCCGGCGGAGCGTTGCGCTTGATGATGATCTGCGCCTCGTTGGGATCACGGCCTTCCTCTGTGTTGGCCTGGGCAATCTGTTCAGCCAGACCTACCGGCAGGCCGTTTTCGTCCAGCGGCCCAGTGTAGCCGTCGTAGTCCACGATGTTGATGCAGGGCGGTGGCGGGACGGTCTTGTAATACCTGCCGTCCTCATAGTTCTGATCCGTGACCCGGTTCCAGTAACCAATGTCGCCGTGCTCTTCCTGGGCGGCTTCCATTGCGTCTCTGGCCTGTTCTTCCGTCAGACCATCGAACAGCAAACGGGAGCCGTCCGCAAAAGCAGCGACCAAACGCCACGGGGCAAAAAATTCAATTTCGTCCATGAATATGCTCCATTTCGTGCCGTTTTAGTGAATGAGTTGAAGTTTTGATAACGAAAAAGTTCAATTCAATCACAAAAAAGTGAATTTCGTGGTTAAAAAGCTGCTTTTCGTGGCTAAGACCGGATTTTTGCAGATAAATTGCAAATTTCGTGGTCAAAAAGTAAGATTTCGTGAAGTAAGATTCTTTACTCCGGGATGTAACCATTCAGGCAGCGATTGAAACCGCGTTTCGTGAGGGCATCGGTAACTCTGTCCTCTGGGAAGTAGTAAGTGGACCCGTCTGCCGCGGGCACAGCCCCGGCGGGATACTCTGCGCCGGTGTACCAGTCTGTTTCCGTGTCGTACTTGCGGTGCAGGTACTTGTAAACGTCACGCTGGGCTTTGTCGAACACCTCCACGAAAGAGAAGGACGCACAAGGCGGCAGCTCTTTTGCCAGCATGGGCGCGTTCTGCGCCAGCCATGCAGCCATTACGGTTTTAGCTGCATTTCGTTTCGGCTTGCCTTCCCGGTGCACAAGATCCAGTAGCTGCACAACAAGGGGCTTTGGTAGATCGTTCAGCACTTCTTCCAGCGGGTAAGGATTTTCGTGCAGGAGCGGCGAGGTGCGCAGTTCTGGGATCAGATCCAGTTCGTGGCAGGTTACGGGCTTCTGGCGGGTCTCAATGCGTTCACTGGTGTAGTACAGCATTTCCTTGATTTCGTTCTGCGCTGCATCAGAGAGCTGTTCAACCAGTTCGATGCTGTCCGCAAAGCTGATCTGTGCCTCGTTTCGTTCGCCGGTGCTGCGCCCGGTCTTGTATGCCGCGTCGATGATGCCAAGTTCCATAGCCAGCCGGAAAATGTGCTTGCAGGGCTTTTTGCGCTTTACAAAATCGTTGCAGGTGCAGCTTGTAAGGCTGGTCTGGTACGGCTCTTTGCCGGATCCATAGAAAACCCCGGTTTCGTGTTCCTTGTCAATGCTGGTCGGGCTGGTCTTGCTCTGCTGGGCGCTGGCAAGGCGCTTTTCTTCGTCAGCGTCTGCGGGGTGCTCTGGCCATGGGCCGAATGCGGGAATCATAGTCATAACGGGAAACCTCCTTTTCGTGTTTCGTTACTGTCATGATAGAACAAAACGCAAACAAAAGCAATAAAAGACAAGAAGATTTCGTGCAGAGATACCAGGTCGGCGAGGCGGGCACAGTCAAGCGGTGACGTTCTGTCACCGGTTCCGGGCACTGGATCTGGGCGATGGTGCCCTGGTTCTTCATGGTTGTTGCTCCTTTTCGTGATACTGGATTTCGTGATACTCCCGGCGGGCTGCCGGGACGCTGGCTGTCAGAACGGAAGACCGGTATAGTTGCGCATGGGCATAGCATCGGCGGCGGGCACCAGCATATTGAGCAGTTGCCGGTATAAAGCCGGGTTTGCTGCACGCTGGGCACGGAAGTCCTCTAGGAATTGCGCCTGTGCTGCCAGATCGGCCAAGTTTTCGTCATCCACGTTGTAGCACTGGCATTGATCCCGCCCGGCGGAGTATATCCAACATCGAACCATGAAAACACCTCCTTTCCATTTCGTGATGTTCCCGACGTAAATGTCGGGAAGATGGGGCGGGGTTGCTTTGTCCGGTGCAGCCCTGCCAAAATATCCGGTTTCATGTTAAGCGTTCAGCTGTAAAAACGTGCTCTGCGTGGGGATCAGGTGCCGGGTGAGGGTGTCGGTGTAGCTGGCCTCCCCCTCGTAGCTGTCAACCACCCGGCGGTCTGCGGCGGCCATGTCGTGGTAACTCTTTTTGCCGTAGGTGGGCGGCAGCCAGCCTTTGCGCTGTCCGGCGTAGAGGTTGAAGGACTTCAAAACGTCCGTGTTCGTAAACTCGATGTGGCAGGTGCCTTTCTTGTAAAACGTGGCGGTGAAATAGTGCAGCTGGATCTTCTGGGTCTGGCCGCTCTTTTCGGCGGCATCCAGCACGGCGCGGAGTTCGTCCCCATTGTAGGGCTTGCCGTTCGTGTCCAGGAAGTGCAGCACCCGCTCGATCTGGGCAACATGGCCTGTTGCGTTGTACCGGGGGCAGAAACGCCCATCGTATGTATCAAAGGCGTTGCAGCGGAAAATGACCTTGCGGTTGATCTTGTACGCGGAGTTCGTGCACCAGCCGTTGTAATAATGCACGTTCTTGCTGTACTCGTCGTTATAATGCAGGTTCGTCCAGTCATCGAACAGCTTTATAATTTCGTGGTCGATGCTGGAAAGAAGATTTCGTGAAATTTCTTCCCGGACGGTCAGAATGTTGTACGCACTGAAGTCGTAGCCTTCAAGCTCTTTGATTCGCTTCTGATAATCCTGCTGCATTTCGTAGGTCATCGCATCGAACAGCTGCGGCATTTCAAACAGCTGTTTCCAGTACATCCCGCGCAGTTCCCGGATAGCGTCGTTATAAGATTTCGTGAAAGCCATCACGGGGCTTTCTTTCTTACCGGCGCCGGCAGAGGAAAACAACGACTTGATTCCGTTGTACTCTTCATAGATCCGGCGCACACCCTCTGCGGCGGCGTTGTAGCGCTCAATGGCTGCCGTGATGGGGTCGGAAGATACCAGGGCGGCAAACTCCGGGTTTTCTTTCAAGCGCTCTGCAGTTTCGTTTTTCAGATCCAGCCGGATCCGGCTCACCGGCTCCCGGTCGGGAATGTCCACCGACACAAGCGCCACCTCCACGCGGGCGGCGCGGCGGGCGTTCTTGAACGCATCCGGGATATATTTTACAGTGGCGTGCAGCTCTTCCAACTTTGCGGCCAGCTCTTTCCGTTCGTTGGTGCAGGGGTTGCGCAGGGTTTCGGCGTTGAGCAGACAGCGCACCTTGCCGCCGTCCTGCATGATGTCCAGCGCTTTGAGCAGGTGCGCGGCACCAGCGGAGAAAGGCGGATTCATGACGATTGCGGCGTATTTCGTGGTGGGGCGGAAGGTCAGAAAGTTATCATGCACCACCCGAAAACCGTCTTTCTTCAACACGGCGCGGAAGTCGCTGGAAAGCTCGATGCAGTCAAGCTCTGCGCTTCGTGCCTTTCCCTTGTCGTAGCGGTCAACCTCGCCGGTCTTGTGGTCGTGGTGGACGTTGAACGCCAGGGCATGGACCTGACGCGCAAGTGCTCCATCACCGGCGGACGGTTCAAGGATGGGTTTCGGGTAGGTGGTGAACCCGGATTTTACTTCCCGCAGGGAGAAAACCATATCAAAGGCCAGGCTGTCCGGCGTGGGGTAGAAGTCCAGGGAATCGTTTGGGGTGGTCATCATGTAAACCTCTTTTCGTGTTTCGTGATATGCCCGGCGGAATGCTGGGCGGTGGGGCGGGGCCGCTTTATCCGGTGCGGACCCTGCCAGGGCATCCGGTGCAGGTCATGCAAACAGGCGGTTGCATACCTGCTGTATTTCGTCGTTCGCCTTCATCGGGGCAATGAGCACGGCCACGGCGGCGCGTTTCGGGTCTGCGGTGTCAGTTGCCAGGATGGGCGCAAGCGGGTTGTTGCTGCCGTGGTAAACAAATTCGTGATGATCCACAAAAGCGTCATACTCCGAATTTATCATGATGGGCCGGGATCCATCGCGGAACATTCGGAACGTGCCCCAGATCTTGCCCTTCATCTCGACTTCCTGCAAAAGAGAAGTGCGCTTGACCTCTTCTTTGCAGTTGCTGAGCTTCTGGAACATCTGCGCGGCGGTCAGCTGGTGCGGATCGTTGACCACAAACCCGTCATCGCTGGAAACGATGGTCACACCATCGGCGGGGGCTGCCTGCATGGTCACGGGCTGGATCACTTCCGGGTAAAGGACGGCGGGCAGCTTGAACGCTGCATAGCCGGTGAAGATGTACACGCTGCCGCCCTGGCAGGTGATCCGCACGGCGTTGCGGTTCTTGGCCTGGCCTTTCAGATAGGCGGTGATCTTCTTCACGTTCAGGCCGGCGGGGGTGATGGATGCTCTTTTCATATTGCAAAAACTCCTTTTCGTGTTTCGTTCTGGTTTTCGTGCCCGGCGCTCTGCCGGTGCGGTGGGGCTGGGCTGCTTTGTACCGGTGCAGCCCTGCCAGAGCATCCGGGGCAGGTCAGGCGGTGAGCAAGTAGCCGCGGCGGGCACAGATGAGGCGGAGGCGGGCGGCGGCGATCTGCTGCTGAACCTCTGCGGGGTGGCCGGTGCACTCTGCCTTGCGGCGCAGCGCCTGAAGGGTCCACTGCTGGCGCAAAACCTCGTTGATCTGGTCGATGACGTTGCTAAACTTTTTCATGGTTCAAACTTCCTTTCGTGTTTCGTTTTGTGGTGATCCTCCCGGCGGGGTGCCGGTGAGAAGTGGGGCGGGGTTGCTTTGCCCGGTGCAGCCCTGCTAAAGTTTCCGGTTTCGTGGCGGTGGATCATGCCAGCAGACCGGCGGCGATGCTCTCAAAGTCCAGCTGCTTCACCGGCGCTTCATCCAGCACGGCCACGGCGGCGGGGGTCTGCTTTGCGTCCTCTACGGCCTTCCGGGTCTTGCGCCAGGCGTCCAGCGCGGCGGCCTGACCCTTGCGGTCGGTTTCGGGGACGGCCAGGAAAGCGGCCTTTGCTTTGCGCTCTGCCTGCTGCGCGGTGCGGAGTGCATCCGGGGCGGGCTGCGCGCTCTTCTGCGGGGCGCTCTTCGTGGCGGCGGGTTTCTTTGCGCTCTTCGGTGCGGTGGGCTTGCTGGCCTTCTTTGCGGCCTTCTTGGCGGGCAGCGGGTCAACGTGGACCAGCTCCGGCAGTTCGTGGCGCTCTTCGGTGATGACCGGGGCCGGGGCGCTGGCAGCCTGCTCTGCGGCGGCCTTGGCGGCTTTGCGCTGATCCGCCAGCATCTTGTTATAGGCGCGGATCTCGTCCAGACTCTTAAAGCGTCCGGCAGGTGCGGGGCGGCTTGCTTCCACCTGCCCGATATGGAACAGGTGCGCAGGTGCCTTGTAATAGTTCCCGTTGTCGTCCTGCTCTTCGGCTGCCTTGGTCAGCGCGTCCGGTTCCTTGCCGCTGCTGCGGGTCTTGCGGGGACGGGTGTCCAGCTTCCAAAGCCGGGTATCAATCGCGGCCTTCTCGCCGGTCTTGACGCTCTTGCCGCGCTCCTTCCATTCGTGGAACGTGTGGAACAGGCCGGCAAGCAGCAGCTTTTCCAGCTCTTCGCCCTGCTGCTCTTCGGGCACGTCCTTGAAGTGGATCTCTTTGCCCTTGGCGGCGATCTGCTCCGGGGTGTAGGCCAGCGCCAGGATGGCACGGCGCTGTTCGGGGGTGTGATACTTCGCGTTGACTTCGCTGTAAATGATCTCGTTGTTAGTCATGTGTAACGCTCCTTTGCTTGTTGTGTTGGTGTTCGGGATGATCTCCCGGCGGGCTGCCGGGGTAGTGGGGCGGGGCCGCTTTGTTTGAGCGGTGCAGCCCTGCCAGGGCATCCGCTTGACTTTACCGCCTGCCGGTGGTAAAATCATTGCAAGATTGGTGGATCAAATCCCATCTTGCTAGGCTGTCAACCGTTTGCCCGGTTGGCGGCCTTTTTTGCTGCCCACTCTTTGAGCAGCGCCGCCCAGATTTTCCGCTTGTCGGATTCGGGCAGCTTGAAGAAATTTGCGCTCATGTGTCGGTTCTCCTTTCTCCCCTGTCGGGTGACTGGCTTGCGTCCGGCGGTTGCCGTGGCGCTTGCTGTGTCTGCATGATATCATGCCAGAAATGCAAAGTCAAGCATGATATCATGTTTTCAGCACCTTTCACAGAATGATATCATGCGAATTGTGCAAAGTGCGCATGGTATCATGCCGCCGCATTATGTATAATATAAATATTCCAAGTGCACCGAAATGGGGGATATTATGGCATTATCGAAAAGCAAAGCGGCAACAAATGCCGCACACATGAAAAAACTTGACGCAATGTTAATAAAGCCGTACAAGAACCAGGGCGCAGCGATCCGCGCCGCGGCAGAGGAAAGAAATCAGAGTTTGCAAAAATATATTCTCGATGCAGTCCGCGCCCGGATGGAGCAAGAGGGGCACGAGTGGCCAGAACCGGACAAATCCGGGGAAGAAGGGGGATTATAGGGGGTTACTGGGGAGGCTATAGCCTACTAAGTTCTAGCCCTACACCTAGAGCACTACCCGGTAAAGTGGAGAATCTGACCCCTCCGGCGGCGGGACAAAAACGCACCGGATGGAGCACCGCCAGCGCAGGCCGTGCCATGCTGGAACGTTGCCAGCTGGAACCGTTGCGCCCGGATCAGTGCCAGCACCAGCAGCCCGGCACCGGAACAGGGAGCAGGCCCCCGCCGCCCACGATATGCACCGGGACGCACCCGGCGCAGCAGATCGCACCGCCAGTGCAGACAGAAGGCCAGAGCAGCAGCGCACCACGCGCCGCCGCCCTGGCCTTTTTCTTTTGCCGCGCCTTCACCCGCCTGCCGCCTGCCCGGCCTGCCGGATCAGCAGCCCGGCACGCGCTGGGCGTTGTGCCGCCGTTGTCCCGATGACCACGCCAGCGCACCGCAGCCGCAGCAGATCGCACCGCCCACCGCCTGCACCGGGAAGGATCAGCACCGCCAGCGCCGCACCCGATGACCACGCCAGCAGCAGACCGCCGCCCACGATGACCACGCACCAGCGCCAGCCCTGCCCCACCTGCACAGCGCCCACAGCCTGCCAGCCTTGCCAGACCTCACAGCAGCAGCGCAGCCGCCAGCGCCGCCACCGAGGAGGACAAGCCCGCCAGCGCCGCCCACCTGCCGCCTGCATCGCTGCCGCCTGCCAGATGATCCACCCCGCCGCACCCCGCAAAACGGCCATTTTGCCCCGCCGCCGGAGGGGTCAGATTCTCCACCTAACGGGATAGAGCTTTAGGCTTAGGGCTTAGACTTAACAGGCAATCACTCGCCTTATCTATCCCCCTGCCCCCTTTCTTCTCCGCCTCGCCGCCCTGCTGCCGTCCCTCGGCACGCCCTGGGCGCTGCCGCCGCCCTGCC